GGTGAGAGCAATCCCACGTATTTTTGATCTGTATATAAACTCATACTATATTATAACACGAAATATCAATAAGTCAAGTTCTGTCTTTACTCTCTAATTCGTGTGCAATCCATGCTTTCGCAATTGGACTTGAGGGTGGGCGTTTTATTAGTTTACCTATTTCAACAAATGATTTTCTAAATACATCTTCTCCTGCCCTATTGTTTACTATCTCAACAAATCTACCAGGGAATAAGTTTGCGAGTTGGTCTTTGACTTGTTGTACTTCACTCCATGTTGCTCTTACAACTTCAGGCTTTAGTTTTCGTGATCTTCCTGCATTCTGTTGAAGAGCTATATCAATAGAAGTATTAACAAATATCATATAAGTACTATATCCAACCGCTTCTAGGTCTTGTTTCGTTACAGAAAGTTTTAGTGGATTTTTAGCAGTACCATCGATGATTAATCCTAGTCTACCATTAATCCACAACTGTTCTCTTTTCTTGGTTATCTTTTTTCCTTTTTTACGGATTCTTTCCTTTTCCATTGTTTCTGCATCAGAATACTTAGTCATATCAGAATGCATCTTGGCTTTCATCAATCCAAACTCTAATTGTTCATCGGAGTTGACCACTTTCAATCCATACGGCCCTGTCTTGCCGGGCTTCATCTTATTCGTATCCATTGAATCGTGCCATTCAAATTTACCAGCAGCAGAACCCGTTGCTTTTTCTGCTGAATATGATTTACCTGAACCGGCACCTCCCGCTAAGAAAAATGCTTTGAAGATACCGGGATCATATACACCTTCTAAAAGTTCTTGTTTTAGGTCTTTAAATTTCATATTTCTGATCTCGTAACTTGTAATATTTTAGTTTTTTGAGCTTCAAGAATTGCCGTTCTATTGGGCCATTTAATATATTCCTTAGTTTCTCCATCCTTCTGAAGATTATCTATCAAGGGGATAATCAATTTCTCGACTGCCAACATACGTGACTTATATTTTAAATTTAAGTCTTTCTTTCTCTCTTCAATCTCTTTAACGATTGTAGTCATATCTGAAGATGACTTCTGAAGACTCTGGACAGCTTCTAACTGTTCCATCTTTAGAATCTTCTGGACATCTTTATCCAGCCATTCAAGCTTTTCTAAAATTGGGGTTAAGTCTGGTGGATCAGCAACATATTGTACTTGAGATGCGGTCAAGTCATCTAACTTTCCTGATGTTCCTTCTAACAGGCTTTCAAGACTTTCTAGTTTGAGAATCTTGTCAATCTTTGGTGACATACTTTCTAGAAAATTCATGATCTCATCTTGTTTTCCTACAGCTTCAGTTGCCTTTGCAGAAGATGTTCTAGACTCTCCTGTTGCATCATTCAATTGAGCAAGGATGTCTGCTGTAGTTTGTGCTCGTTCTTCATCTAGTTCTAATGATAGAATTTTATCTAGTTTATCTGAATTAGAAGCTAATGTTTCTGCTAGAGAATCTTGTTTTTCTTTAGAAAATCCAAAATCATCAGGAGGCCCATCAGATTTACTTGATAGAACAGCCATGATTTGTTCTATCTTAGAGTCCATTGATGCTAATGCTTCTGGACTAGCAGAACCTCCACTCCCTGTGTTTTCTCCATCGGTATTGTCTCTTTCGTATTCATCTGCCGTTACGGCACTAAATCCAAAATCGACTATTTCTTCTGCCATGTTAATCCTTACTTCTTATATTTATAATTGTGCTTTTAATGTTTCTACGTATTTCGCTATTGCATGATCTAATCCATCAGTTTCAGAAATTAATCCATTATCATTGTCTGCACCCCAATCCAAATCTTGACTATCTATAAAAAGTCCTGTATGACTGTAAGGCCAAGGAGGAGTAAAAGGGATAGGATCACTACGGCGAACCACCCTCCAATGAGTGGGTTGTCCTTCAGACAAAACTTGATCAGAAACTTTTGGTGATCCGTAAGAGAAAATTTGAACATTGTTGCCTCTTTTGTGAAGCCACATTCCTATTATTTGTGCAACGGCTCCACCTAAACTGTGCCCTGTAACGTGTACAGTATGCTCAACTGTATGATCTCTATCTATTATTTCCATAACACCTAGAGAAGCATCTCTAAACCCTTTATGAAGACGGATTCCTGTACGTATATCACTTACCAATCTTACATCAACATCCGATAGTACATTTGCATCATTAGCAGTACCTCTAATAATAATTATTGATATTCCATTATCTTGTTTTACCTCAAACGCAACCTCATCTTTTTGATCACCACCTAAATCGTAAATTGCTTTACACAATTCTGCGTGTTCAATGAGTGAGGTTAATGAAACTGGTAAATTTGATTTATCACCACTACCTAAATCATTATGTTTTTTGTCGTCTTTGTTGTGCTTTGCACATCCACTAAGTAATAGAACCATTACCAGAATTATGTACTTCCAATTCATCTTTTTTCTTCCAAGCTGTTGCACCTAGTATTGCTCCAAAACTTAAATGGAACATAGCTCCCGCCCCTAGTGTGAGAGGGACCCATCTACTTGTGTTCAGTTTTATTTCATCACTTTCCATTGCCATGCCTATGTTCCACATCAAAGGAGCAATGAAAAAATCAACCAGACAAATGAACAAATAGACCAATGCTGCCCAATCTCTCCAATGTCTGTTGATTGTTTTGTTTATACCCATAATTTATTTCGATGGATGGCCTGGTGACCTCAGTTCGGCAAAACTAATTCTCATATCCGTCATTTGTTTTTCTAAAGCATCTAATTTTTTATATCCATTTGCAAGATCAGCATTGATTTGCGGTATTTCCGAATCTTCTATTCGATGTTGTATTTTGTCTAACTCCAAGACTGTCACAAATAACCATGTAACACTTCCAATCAATGCGGCGGCAACGATTGGTAGGGCGGCTTTAAAAAGTTGGTGTTCTGCAACTGCTTGCATTGATTGTACTGGCATATCAATCCCCCCTTTTGTCTTTGTCTTCTTCGGCTCCCCCTATCAATTTATCAAGTCTATTAAATACTTGAGTTTCCAAATGTGGTAGTAATCTAATACCACTATAACCAATAAAAAACGCGATTGCAAGTGCTGTATATACTCCAAATTCAAATTGTTCCATCAATGCTGGAATAAAAAATTCAGCCGCGATCCATCCTACAATAGCTGCTATTGCAAGATTCTTCGCTTCCAGAATCCACCCAAGCCACGTGTGAACTAATCCATTAGTCAATCCTCCCATTGTCGATGCGAATACACAACACCATTTTGCTCCGAAAATTGCTAGTAAAGTCTCCATTTATTCTTTTCTCCTTATTTGTACCCAATTTCTTTGAGTTGTTTAATTGTATTACTGGCACTTGTATGACGGACTCCAATTCCTCCTGCCGAACTAAATTGTAAAATATTTTTAGGGTGATCATCAATCAATAAATTTGGTCTTCCATCTCTACCATCTTTCGCAAATCTCATTTTATCTGCTCTCATAACAGGATACATTCTATCTGCACTAACTCCAAACCACCTTTTCATAAATCGAGTTTTATCTTCAGTCGCACGTGCTGCAATCGGCCCTCTTTCTGATCTTGGAGTTGCAGTCAAGATAAATGGATCATATTTCCCAATAAAATCCCACAATTTTTTTGCATCAGGCATAGGTTCTAACTGTAAGAAAAAATCATCAGGCAATTCATCCCACCTTTTATCAGAGAATTTTCCACCAATCATATCTTTTATACCCTTATCAAAATCTGCTAACACTCCATCCATATCACAATAAATTTGTGGTGAGTCAAATTCTACTAGATAGTGTTTAAATTTTTTATCCATATATCCTTATGTTTTATAGAAGTAGACAGTAAATTCTGCATCATTTAGTGGCATATAGTCTTCAATGATTTCTATTTTACTGTGATCAAATACACTTAATTTGTGTTTTATTTGTTCTGGATAATATGCTTCATAGTTAGAATCTGGATACGGTGCGTGTAACATATTGAATACAATCCCTTTATTGGCATGAGATATCATATTTTCAATAATCCAAAATGTATGTTCTTCTTTTAATCCTAAATTGAAAACACCACTTGAAATAACCCAATCAAATTTCATAAAATCAGGTAGTCCATCTATCGTACCACACATTGTATTGATATTTTCATCTATCAAATCAATTGCTTTTTTATTTGGATCAAACCCTAGATATTTGCCAGACCATCCTTGATTTGTCAAATAGGTGTGGAGATGTGCTACTCCACAACCAACATCTAAAACTGAATCGTTATTACCAATTCCACTTTCATATATTTTTTGAAATCTTATAAGTGAATTTTCATTACCATCTAACCAACCCACACATTCTATTGAATTTTTGTCATGATCATCTATGTAATGAGAATATACTGTATCGACCAAAAGTTCTGTCATGTTTTGGGTATCTCTAGATATTTCTTCTGTTATAAATTCTCTAAAGTTTTTCATTTTTTTCTCTGTAATCTTTTATTGCCGCTTTAATTGCATCCTCTGCAAGTACAGAACAATGAATTTTTACTGGTGGAAGTGAAAGTTCTTCAACTATCTGAGTATTATTAAGAGCCATAGCTTCATCTATAGACTTGTTTTTAATCCACTCTGTTGCTAGTGAAGATGCTGCAATCGCAGAACCACAACCAAAGGTTTTAAATTTCGCATCGATGATTTTGTTGTCGTCATCAACTTCAATTTGTAATTTCATAACATCCCCACACTCTGGAGCACCCACAAGCCCAGTACCGACATTATTACTCCGTTTATCCAAACTACCAATATTTCTCGGTTTTTCATAGTGTTCCAATACTTTTTTTGAATATGCCATATTATTTCCTATAGTTACATTATTATTTTAAAACTAATTCGTTTAGGCCGGCCGCAGTACCTAAATTACCTTTTGCAAAAGTATTAAAAGAAATAGAAATTCTATCCTTTGTGGCTGTTTCATTAGGTAATACTTCATGAACTAACCACGATGGAAATAAAAGAAGTTCATTATCATTAGAAGGTACAAACCATTCTGTAGAATTCCATATATTAAACTCTTTCTGTTGAAGAGATATCATTTCTCTTAGTCTTTTATTTGAATCAGAAAACATAAGTGAATCATCATCTTCTGTTGATATATAAAAAACTCCACTTACAATACTATTTGCGTGCCAATGTGAATGAATATTTCCGCCTGGTTCAAGAACATTTATCCATGATTGTGTAATATAAAAATTTATCTTATCATCAATTTTCAAAACTTTTTTAGTATATATTTCAAGATGTTGTTCACAAAATTCTTTTAGCTTTTTTAAATTGGTAGCAAAAAGATAAGTATTTTCTGTGTAACTACCTCTATTATCCGGATCAGTACATTCTATCTTCTTTTCTTTAACAATATCTTTAATTTCTTTGTCTTCTTCTACGCCACCTAAATCTCGTTTTGTAATATAAACTGGACTTGGAAATAGGCCGTGCATTCTGTAATCACTATCCATAATATGTCATTTTATTTCATCCACTCAGGTTTATCAAACTCTTCTTTAGATTTGATTGAAAAACTCGTAGAACAACCACACGTTGATGTTGCTCTGGGGTTTTCAAATCGTGGGCCAGGCGCAGATAAGTCTTGTGACCAATCTATCTCTAGTCCATCAACTACTATATGACTTTTGCGGTCTATCACTATGGGTAGACCTTTTGACTCAAATACTAAATCTTTCTTTGCAGGCTCTCCAAACTCTAAAAGGTATTCGTATCCAGCACAACCACCACCCTTAACAGATATTCTCAATGGTACATCTTTAGACAATTCTTCATCCTCGCGAATTCTCTTAAAGTTTCTGGCTGCGATTTCGGTTAAACTGATCATTTATTTTTCTTCCATCCACAATGCAGTTACCGCAGCGTTAGATTTTATAAGTTCATCAATTTGTCCTTGATGTGTCACCGATTGATATACAAGTAATCCAAACATAAACAAAACTATAAACCATAATGCTATGAAAGATATTAATACAAGATTTGATATTAATTTTTCTTCTGTCATTTTCTTTTTGATCCAACAAGTCTACTTTTTTCTGCTCTACCTCTGTTAATATTCTCGTCTTCCATTCCGACTATTTTACCGCCTTTATGTGATGCATCTTTTCCATCATGATTACCATACGTTCCCTTTTCTCTATTATATCTATTCAATTCTGCTCTGTATTTCTTCATCTTTCCCGATGATTGAAACTTTTTATATTCATCTTTGTAGTCGCGTTCTTCTCCCACGGCTTTAACTTTTTCTCCAACTTTTATAGTAACACCTTGCATAATATAACCATCTCCACCATCTTTTTTTACTTGTTTCAAGTTCTTTTCTGCTTGTTTTTTATTACCAACAAAAACAACCTCGCCCGCCTCATGTTGTATAAGTCTCTTCTTCTGCTTTCCAGAAATCTTTACAGTTCCATATAATTCATTAAGTTCAAATTTTTCATCAAATGATGTAATTTTTCCTTTTGAATTGAGTTTAATGTTTTTGTAACCAAGTCTGTGTAAACTTTTCTTTTTCGCGTCATCAGAAGCCATGTGATCCAGATCATCCCAATAGTGTTGTATTTGAACAAGCTTTTGTCTATCGGTCATTGTTCGTTCCTTAAGAAATTTTTTAAAAGTTATCATTTCGTTCCCATTGATCTTATTTCAGCATTAACAACTTCCCTTGTGTATATTTCTAACTCCGAAGAATAATTCCATATTTTTATTGGCCAATCGGCAATTTCTTTTATTTCATCTTTCCTCCAATCGGCGCCTTCTTGATCATCCTTTTCCGAAATAACATGAATTTTATAAATGTCTATATTATTAACTATTTGTTCATCCCATGAATTATCTGTCATTCTTTTTGATTTTGCAAAACCATAAAATATACCACCCATTACTTCTTTATTTTTTTTGATAACCTTTTCTACACCATCAAAATAGTCTTTTATTACCGCAGCTATTTTTCTACCATCACCTTTTAGATGTCTTTTCATGTTACCCCAAATATCAAATACCGTTCCAGTATCGTGTGCAAAAAACCTTGTTTGTTCAACTTCTTTTCCTTTTGGAAGATGTTTTTTAACAAGATTCGCTATCAAAGTATTAAGTTCTTTTTCTACTTTACCGAATGCTGGCCCAGTTCCATAACTTTGAGCATTTGCAAACCAAGACATTTCAACCCACCTTCTTCCTGTTTTATCTACTTGACTCATTATATCATCTCTGGCAGATATAAGTACATCAGCATCCATTTCTACAACAATACCACCCCCTGTTGCAATACCACTTTCTAAATATCGAGACATCATTGAGAAAAATGCTGAGATGGTTTTCTTTCCCCCCTCAAGTTTTTTTAATGCCTTAAGACCACTTAAATCAGTTGTATGAAATACCGTTGTACGAATCGTATCTGGCCATATTCTTTTGAACATGGGGCCGGAGATAGGAATCATTAAACCTGAAGAACTTGACCCAGCATTAAACACATAATCTGATGTGCTTTGCATAGCAAATTCTGTTAGATATCCCTTAAAAGATTTCATTTATCCTCTAACTGATAATTAAATGCCATCATTCCTTTTTTCCCCTTCATTGGCCTAAGATACACATAGATCATCATATCACTATTTGGTGAAGGAAATTTGAATGCTGGTTTGTTGGGTTTCATTCTCATTTTAATATCATCAGTAGCATTAACTGGAAATTTTGCGAGTTTCCGTTTCTTAATTTCATTACTAACAAGTTTGTCAAGTTTATCATCTAGTTTTGATTCTTTGAAACGTGTAAATGTTTTCATTTTGACATGCCTTTTCTTTTCTTCATACTCTTTGCTCGTTTCTTTGCTGCTGCAGCGGATCCTGATTTCCTCTTCATAGCACCTTTCTTGGCGGCTTTTTTTCTATTCATTTTCTCTTTGGCAGACATTTTTACTTCTTTTCCACCTACAACTTTATAACCTTTTTTATCAGTTTTTTTTAAAATCATTCTTTTACCACCTCTAAATACTACCTTCTTCTTGAGGGCCTCAAGTGTTGCATCGAGATATTCTTGAAATGTTTTCATTTTAATCCTTTAAAAATACACTTATTGCTGTTGCGACTATTGTACCGACAACGCCTCCTACTACGATAATCATACCCATCAATTTAGATTTATATTGATCTAAACGATCAAGCCGATTTTCTATTTCTTTATTCGCTGCCAATTGTTTATCATGGAGATCACCAATTCTAGTATGAAGAATTTTAAATTCATCACCCATACTAGAAGAGTGCCTAAGATAATCTTCTTGGCGAGTATTTAATTTTATTATTTGTACTGTAAGTTCTTGAAGTTTGTCTGTGGTGAGATCAAGTTTTTGAAGGAGAGTTTCAATCTGTTTTCCTCTTACTTCGACCTCACTTTTTAACAGACCGACTTCGAGCTTAACAGATTGGAGCTCATGTTCTGGCATTACTGATTATCCTTTAATTCCGGCCATATTTTAGATATAACATTGCCCCATTTCCTGAATTCTTTAAAATTATAGAATTTTTGGGATTGTTCCTCCCATATTGTCTAATAGTTTCTCCTAATTTATCATTTCCTACATATTTTTCATATCTAGCATATCTTGCTTTTCCTAATCGTGAATCATAATATCTTTCTGGGGAAACAACAAATACTTTCTGACCACCAAACATTTCCCATTGTACTTTTGCATTTTTTCTTTTCTTCTTTTTTACCCAAACGGTTGGATCATCACCTGTACCTACTACATTGACACCAGTAACGTTAGCGGGAGCCTCTTCAAATAACCCACTCCCAACTCTTCCAAACATTAATTCAAATGCTGCTTCAAAACCATGTGCTTTTACTTTTCCTGAAACAGGCTTCATATCTCGTACAGTTTCACGTTCGCTTCCGTATTTGGCTGTATGTATTCTGGCCGCTTCCTTATCAAATTTCCAACCTTTGATAGTCGTAGTATTGGAATTATAGTCATACGTTAATACTATACCATTCATTAGAGTGATGATCCATTCCCCATCCCAGTCCTCGTAATCTTTACCACCCTCTGCAGTTGCAACGTTTTGTTTATATTTTCTTGCAATGCTTTTAATTTCTTGTTCTGTATAATGTTTCCGTTGTGCATCAATTAATCCTTTTAGTAAGTTCTTGTGTCTAGCCAAATCTTTAGGTGTGGCTGCGTAGTCGTCAGCACTTGCTTTAGAACGACCTTCTGTTATAAACTTGGAAAATGTTGAAAGTTCTTCTTTTCCTTCAATGTACATATTCAATTCATA